GGGAATATCCAAGGAAATGACACGTATGCAGTCTTGCTTCGTGTTCGCGAGTTGAACAAGGCGGCAGACGAGCTTACGGATCGAGAAATCGAGATCGTTCGCATGCGCGAGGCGTGGAGTGCGCGTCATGCCGGTGATTTTCGATTGAATGGTGTCGTTGCGCAGATCAAATGGCATATGGTTGGCGATCGCGGTCTTCGTCACATGCTTGATGTGATTCAAGAAGAGAAAGACAGAATTTCAGCGGAAAGGGGTGTCAAATCATGATCGAGATGCCTCAAAATGAACGACGAACCATCCCGATGACCGAAATTCGAGCGGAATCTGATGGCAAAATCACTGGATATGCGGCAGTTTTTAACCAAAAAAGCGAGCTTTTATACGGAAGTTTTCGCGAAGTGATCAAGCCTGGCGCGTTCAGCAACACGCTCCAGAACGACATTCGAGCGCTCTGGAATCACGACACGGCTTATGTTTTGGGTCGAAATACAGCCGGAACGCTCCAATTGAGAGAAGATGATCGCGGTCTACGAGTGGAGATCTCGCCACCGGACACCCAATGGGCGCGCGACCTAATGGTCAGCATCAAGCGTGGCGACATCAGTCAGATGTCTTTTGGTTTTAATGTGCGAAAAGACAGCTGGACCGAACCGGATGGACAAGGCGTATCTATGCGTGAGCTTTTAGACGTCAATTTGCACGAGGTTTCTGTGGTCACTTTTCCAGCTTACCCGCAAACGAGCGTGAGCGCTCGGTCGGTTGAGAACGTGCTGGATGATGTGGCGGAATTGGTTGCACTCGCTGACGAGGACAAGCTCTCAGCCGAGACTTTAACGAATCTAAAGCGCCAATTTGAGCGCTTGGAGAATAAAATCAGCGCGGACAACGCGCGAATCAAGGCAGATCTCGACCACAAAAAGCGGTCACTGGATCTGCTTTTAATTTAACTATTTAGGGGGTTTTTAAGGATGAGCATCATGGAATTGCGCCAGAAGCGCCACCAAATCGCGGAGCAAGCGCGCGAAGTATTGAAACAAGCAAGCACAGAAGGTCGCGCTCTGACAGCTGACGAGCAAGTAAAGTGGGATGCAATGATGTCCGATGTTGACTCCCTTCGCTCCACCATTGATCGCCTGGAGAAACAGTCGATCGTTGATGGGGAAATGGATCAGCGCATGGAAGTGGCAGCACGCCAAGCGGCTGCAGCCGGTCCAATGGCACCAAGCAAGAGCCAAGTTGACGCAGCATTCCGCAGCTGGTTGATCGGTGGCAACGAGGGTATGACTTCCGAACAACGGTCGATCATGAAGGAGTACCGTGCGCAATCCACTTCCGGATCCGCTGGTGGTTACACAATTCCGGAAGGATTTTATGCGCAACTGATCAGCGGTTTGAAGGCATATGGCGGCATTCGCGAAGCTGGTGCGACAATCTTGTCGACTGCTTCCGGTGCATCGTTGCCGATCCCGATGGTTGACGACACTGGCAATGTAGGCGCGATTTTGGCTGAAAACACTGCAGCATCTGAGCAAGATCTTACTTTTGGCCAAAAAGTCCTTGGCGCGTACAAGTACACGTCAAAAGTGGTTTTGGTTTCGTACGAGTTAATGCAAGATAGTGCATTCGACATGCAGACTTTCTTGGCTGGCAAATTGGCTGAGCGCATTGGTCGGATCACAAACACGCATTTCACGACCGGAGACGGCTCCTCCAAACCTTACGGCGTTGTAACTGGTGCTGCATCTGGTAAAGCTGGCGCAACTGGTCAAACAACATCAGTCACTTTCGATGATCTGGTGGATCTGCAATTCTCTGTCAATCGTTCATATCGCAACTCAGGCGCACGCTGGATGATGGCTGATAGCACGTTCAAAGCGCTTCGCAAATTGAAAGACAATGAAGGTTTGCCAATCTGGGGAACTGGTGTACAAAACGGCGCGCCGGACACTTTGCTCGGTTATCAAGTGGTTATCAATGACGACGTGGCTGCTATGGCAGCAAGCGCAAAATCGATCTTGTTTGGTGACTTCTCGACATATTTTATTCGCGACGTGCAAGGCGTTGAATTGTACCGCATCGCTGATAAATATATCGAGTCCGGTCAAGTTGGTTTTGTAGCGTTCAGCCGTCACGATGGCGTACTCGTCAACGCAGGAACAAATCCAGTGAAATACTACGCAAACAGCGCTACTTAATAGCGTTTTATTGCATCTTTTTGCATGAAAATGAAATAAGAGCGTCAATCCGGCGCTCTTATTTCACATTGAGGTGTCCTATGAAAATAAAATTCAAGACCTCGCTTGCTGGTGCTGACTTCTCTTTTTCTGTCAATCAGATCGCTGAGGTCGACGATATCTGGGCGGCCGCACTGATCTCCAGTGGGCTGGCCGAGGGAGTGATGCCGGATGGCAAGCAAGATAGTGAACCAACCGGCGACGGAGCCGGTCACACTGGCAGAAGTGAAGGAGTATCTGCGCCTGGACGGAAGCGATCACGATGATCTCTTGACGTCATTGATTGCAAGCGCGCGGCAGTGGTGTGAGATGTATCAGAATCGCGCTTACATCACCCAAACGTGGGAGACGTGGCTCGATCGGTGGCATTTTCCCATCCGGTTGGCTCGCGCACCACTTGGCGCGGTGTCTTACATCAAATACTACACCAGCGACAACACGGAAAAGACCTGGGGCGTGACTGAGTATCAAGTCGACGCGATCACGGATCCAGCGCGTGTCAATCTGGCGTACAATGTGACACCACCGAATGACGTGCTGCGCCCAATGAATGCGATTGTTGTACGCTATACGACCGGTTATGGTGCGGCGGCAAATGTGCCGGACGTGGTAAAACTGGCGATCAAGATGATCATTGCATTTCGTTTTGAAAATCCAGAGCATGACGGCGTTCCGGACGCGGTGAAATATTTGCTGATGGGCGATCGGGTGGTGCCGGTATGAAAATCGGAACACTTCGTCATCGGATTGTCATTGAGGCTTACAACACGACAAGTGACGGACAGGGTGGCGTGACGCGCGCGTGGGCAACATTCGCCACGCGATGGGCTGGCATCGAACCGATCAAAGGCGTGGAGCAATTCCGTCAGGATCAGAAGCGCCCGCGTCAATTGTTTAAGGTCAATTTACGATATCTCGAAGGACTTTCTCAGAACATGCGAATCGTGCATGATAATGTGATTTATTACATTATCAGCATTGAAAATCAGGAGCTGCGTGATCGTGATATGATTTTAATCGTGTCTAATCGCGAGGAGGTGAACTGATGCGGATATCTGTGGAGGTTGGAGGAATCAAGGAGACACTCGCCGAGTTTAATCGTTTTGATCTGCAAATGACAAAAGCAATCAAAAGCGCACTGACTCGATCAGCCAATCGAATCCGGAAGACAGCACGCGCACTCGCACCAATGGATCCGGATCATGACGAGGTTCACGCTGATCGACCGAACGAGCGTCTGAGCATGAACTTGCGCCAGTCAATCAAATTAAAATACTCGAATGATCGTTTCTCGGTTTCAATTTATCCGCGTCGGTATTACGCGCACTGGGTAGAGTTCGGCACCGAGCACTCCCGAGCACAGCCTTTCTTGCATCCCGCGTATGATCGTGAAGTCGGTTTCTACATTAAGACAGTCAGAAAAGCGATCCAGAAAGTGATGGACAAGCGGAACGGCGTTCCTCCGAAGGTGAAGAGGGCCCGCGGTGGCAAGGCGAGGGGTGGCGCGGCATGAGTCTTGCGTTTAATAAAGTCTTTCAAGCAATATACAACACGCTGACCGCTGACAGTGTACTCATGAGCAGGATCGTCGCAGTGTATGATCATGTTCCGGATGGCGATCTGAGCGTGGAGGATCCATTGGTTCCACAAAACTCAGAATATCCGTCCGACACAGATGAGCCCATCACTGGGGAATATCCTTATGTGGTGATTCACCAGGCGGACTCGGATCCGTTTGTGACTTTCAGCCGTTTCGGTGAAACCGTCAGCGTCGATCTGTATATTTATTCGAAATATCGTGGTTTCAAAGAAGTGAACGAGATCATGAGCGACCTGGGAAGACTTCTGGCCAATGTCGATCTATCAGTCGAGGACTACGACACCGCGGCGTGCATGTTCGACTCCGCGAACTCGGAGCGAATGAGTGATGGAGAAACAAGGCTCGGTGTTTTTTCGGTTCGCGTTATGGTTCAAAAAGAATTAACGGAGGTGTAATTCATGCCAACAGCAGCATCTGCGGGTTATTCCGCACAGTTTTATGTAAGTGATGATGGCGGAACAACATGGACGGCGCTTGGCGAGACGCGCGACATGACGCTTTCAGTAACCAACAACGAAGTCGAGGCGACTTCTTTTGACTCCTCCGGTTGGATGGAAGTGCTTGGCGGGATCCGCGAGTGGGAAGCATCAACAGAGTCCCTGTGGGTTTACGCAAACGGCGCTCAAGCCGATATTTTCACAGCGTTGACTGGTTCATCAAGCGTAAAAATCCGTTTCTTACCGAAAACCGGCACCGGAAACAGTGGCTATACTGGCACAGCGATCTGCACGTCCTGGGAAGTATCAGCAGCGGTTGACGATGTGGTCACTTTAAGCGCTACTTTCAAAGGAACCGGCGCTCTTACGACTTACACAGCAGCATAAAAAATAAATAGGTCGTGAT